GAAACCTCGGAGAAAACGGAAAATACTTCCAGTATTTTATTGGCCTTGCTATTAACCGATATTGTTGTCCTAAAAAGATAAAATCCGTCATGTCATTTTCTGGAGATCGGAGCATTTTGATTATTTTGAAAACTGGGAACACAGACATTGATTTACTCCTAATAAGTTGCTGATAACTGACAACTGACAACTGACAACTAACTATTAAAAATCTTCACTGAGAAGTTCACCAGGATCAATATTTTCACTGCGAACTTCTATTACTGGCTTTTGCCTTGCGTCTATAGCTTTTTTCAGGAGGTCGGCCAATTCTTTTTCAGAGGTTGCTTGTTGGGCGATTTGCTCTGCTTCTGATTGAGGTAATCCTTGAGTTACAGCCCAAGTAATTCCAGCTTGTTTGCGTTCTGATAGCACCGACTGTGGTTTGCTTGGCAAAGATACTTCCACATCTACTACATTACCAGATTCGCCAATTTCAGCGCCTAACTCATCAGGATTATAAATAGGTGCGCCAAGTGCTAAGTCGGGGCAAAACTCACGGAATCCGTTAGAAATCGCCCTTGCAAAAAGCATATTTTTGGGGTATTTTTTCCAGTTAGGATTCCCTGCGAGAAGTCCCGCTACTTGGGCATCGTCTTTTGAAAAAGAACTAATCCCTAATGATTCCCAGTTGTTTTGCCAAAGCTCAAAAAACTCTAATTCGCAGATTTCTGTCGTGTGTTTAATCTTCTTGTATCGGTATTTACCCGATCCTTTAATTAAAGATGCCATTAAATTAGCACTTAGCGCAGGCTTTCCTTGTATTAAATGAATACCAGTCATCGAGGCAAAAGCAGGAATGCCTAGCTCTTTTCCTGCTAAAACTTTGACAAAACATTTAGCAGCACTTTGTACATCCCCAAACATTCCTGATTTTGCCAGAATATCAGAAACTTTGTAAATTTCATCGACTGTTTTAAGTTCTAATGGGGAAGATTTGATATTGACAATTTCACTAGACATAATGTTACTCCCAAAAAGGAATGTTGCTAAGGTCGCTAAATCTATAAGAAGAAAGAAACTCGTCTGTTTCTTTACCAGCAAAATACTTGACCACACTTGGGCAAGTGACATCATGAGCCTCTGTTACTTCCAGAAGTTTTGACATCACTACTCGCTGTGCTTGATTTAAAAGAAATTCATAGCAAGCATCAGGATCTTCGTCGTCTTCTGGTTTCCCATGAATATTTATGCTTACATTCACGGACTCAAAGTTACCAAGATTGACTTTCTGTCCATAATCTACCGAGATATGGGTGATAAGCATTTCTCCTCTAAAATTTGATTAATACAATCTTATAGTAAATTACTAGAATTGTCAAGCATTTTTAAGAAAAAACCTTACAAAAAAATTACAAAAAGATAGTAGTACAAAAGAACTAAGTTATTATCGTTAATAGATTGTAGATAAGGATATTAACAATGGAAGTCTTGATATATATAGGTTTTAAACTTTGTTGATGTTGTTAACGCTATCTCCCAATATTATTTTCCTTGCTTTTCTTATTGTCTAGTTCGTTTATCTCTTTTTATCTTTTTTCCTCTATACAGTATCAACGGTATTAACAAACCTTGAAACCTAGACAGCGTAAGGATTTTGATTGTTAATAAGGTTATTAACAATCGAATTACAAAAGAACAGTAGATATACTTAGCATATTTAAATTAAATACTGCTATCTGCTTAGACGATCGTTGCTAGTGATTCTTTAAAAGATACTGGATAACTTGAATTTTGAAAAACCCGTACTGTGTAAGCTGATTGGACTGACCCCCAATCGACTATTTGTTGTGCCTCTGTGTAAACGACGCTTCGGGCTGACGATACTGACCATTCTCGTTTTATTGTGGTTCCACTGTAAATTCTGACTACATAGCTGTCCAATTCTCCTGCTGCGTAAGCAATGTCGATATAGTCGATCCAACGACCATCTAACCGCGTCCGTCGATACCAAGTAATAATTAAATCGTTGTTATCTTTTTCCCCTCTTACAGCACAAGGGAAAGGCTTCAATCCTTCTAAGGTGATTGTGTGAGAGACTTCCTCCTCTATATCGGTTTCAAGTAATCCATTAGGAACTACTTTTAATAAATATTCTCGATTAATATCAGAAAGATTTAAGGGGAATCGAACTAAATAATTAGTTAGTAACACAAATTTTTCTCCTATTATATGCCTAGAGATAGCCGGTTCAGTTCCTTTGACTCCACGAATTGTATATGAAATATCAAAGGTCAAGGGATTGTTGGACACAATAGCAGCATTTTTAAAAGCTATAATTTCTCCAGTAGAAAACCAACCTAATTGTTTGCCCGATAGAAAAGCTTCAAGGGTAACTGGCTCTAATTGCCCTGAATTCATGCTTACTCGTATCCAATTTAAATCGTCAATAAAACTAGGAGAAGCGTTGTTAAAATTTGGGGAGAAGCTTAATACAGTACCAGTTACGCTGTTGACAACATTGCCAACAGCAAAATCATAACTTAAGCCGTTGTCATCGGAATAAAATAAGGCTCCTCTGTTAAAACTAGAGTTACCTTCAATTGCTACATAAATTCCTATGTCGGCATCTCGGCTATTAACTATTGGGCATTCAATAGGAATAGCGTTAGCGCGTCCGTAGGGACGAGGAGTGTTATTGTCTGGCGGAAATTCGTTATAGGAACGAGGAATGTTATTGTCATTGTCTGGCGGAAATTCGTTATCTATAGGAATATCTGGCAAATATCCTACTCCTTGAAATCGAGCAGCTTCAATTTCAATTAAATAATTTACTCCTCTTACTTTCTTTGTAATTTGCATCAATTCTTGATGGTAATTGTTATTATCATCAGTAAAAATTATATCCCCAACCTTTAAATTTTCCCATGCTGGTAATAAAAACATTTTTGAGAAAGTTTTTGATTGCGTTTTCCCTAAAAAAAGAATTTTTGAGGCAATATTCATAAAAAACATATCTATGTCTATTAGCTTAGTTTGAAAACTAAGCTCGTTTGTGTGAGTATCTGATGGGTCTTTAGCTACTGCGGTAATAGTTTCATAATTTTTTAAAACATTTAGTCCAGATACCGTAACGGCACTAGGGGTTTCTCTAAAATGAGTCAGTTTTTTTTCATTAAGGTCAATAGGATTTTCTCCAAATTTTTTAGACCCAAAAGAGCTTTTAGGGATAAAAATAGGATCAGATGATTGTTCTTGTCTTTTAAAAATGATTTTATCTTTTGGCTCCCCTGTCACAATAAAAAAAGCTCTCATAAGTTCTTCTAACTGATCAGCAAAAGATGTCCCATCAAACAATAAATCAAATCCTTGAATTTGGTAATCATTAGGAATATCAGTTACGTCAATTTGATCGTCTGTTCTACCAGCTAATTTACAAATAGTTTTCAAAATATCTTTTATTTTTGGATTGTTTCCACTTTCTCCAATCACCTCAACATCAATAGTAGGAAATCCAGTGCCGTTATAATTAGCAATCGGATAATTATTAAAAACTAAAAAAGACATTCCAGTAAAAGCAGGTACTGGGTTGGATTCTTTTGATTGAATTACTGACGATGGTGTAGTTTGATTGCCAGTATAAATAGTTGTATGTTCAATAAATTTTAGGCTTTTTTCGTCGTTAGTTTCGGAATTGTAAACGAGGACGCTGTTCATCCAAACTCGCCTAACAGAGCCAATTTTTCTAGCAATTGGATAAGCGGCTGTCAGAAAATAAGTGTAAACTTCGGTAGTTTGCCCACCACCACCACCTTTTCCGCCTTGCCTTTCGGACGTGACGACTTCCTTAAGAGGAATCCCCCACATCATAGTTAGCCCTTCTTTCCTCACCCTTCCAAAAGGATAGGATAGGCTTCTGCCGTATTCAGCATCAGGAACACCAGTATCCTCAATTTTTCCTTTTTGTTGAGTAGGGGGTTTAGGAGCAAATAGAGATAATAATAGGTTAGCTCCGATCCCTATTGCTACGGGAATGAGAAAATTAGCCACGGCTTTTTAAAAGATAGTATTTTCTCTATTCTAATAGGTTGAGTAGGAATCGAACCTACCTAAGACGATTATGAGTTCGTTGCCTTAACCGCTCGGCCATCAACCCTTGACCTATTTAGGAAAAAATAAAGTAGGAGAGATATTAAAAAAATCGGCTAATTTTTGAACGTGAATATCTGTTATCTCTCGCTGCCTATTAAAAATATCATCTAGGATTGATTGATCCTCAAAAATAGATAGCAAATCTTGCTTTTGTAGGTTTCTTTCCTCTAATATGAATTTCAACAATTCAAGTCCATAAATATCAGGTATTGGCTCTTGATTTTCCTCATACTCATAATTTTCTTCATACTCATAAATCAAAGCTCCTAAAACACTTAAATACTCCCTTTCTTCTATTGTCAATTGAATTTTATCTAATATGATTTTATCTAAAAAA